TTTGTTCGTATCTTCTGCTAAATCCAAAGCAGACTGCCCTGTAAATCCGAACCCTGTAAGCAAGTCACCTGTGCTAGACAATAATTCCTTTGCAGACGATTCTGCCATTCCAAAGTTATTACGCAAATCCATAGCAACATCTTTGGCTTGGTCTGATACATCTCTAAAGACAACATCAAACTTTTGGAATGTTTCTTGTGCGTCTATCGCAGATTGGGTCATAGCATAAGCCCCTGCTGATATAGCTCCAAAAGCAACAGTTCCATATAACTGCATTTTCTTAAACTGTGGCTTCATGGCGTTCAATTTTCCTTGAAAACCAGCCAACTCGGCAGAAGCCTTATCCTTTAAATCTAATATTATGCTTAGTGTTCTACTATCTGACATGTTTTTGCTTTTTATTCTCTGCTTCTTGAATTTGGTTTTTTGTAGATATAACTTCTATATATCCTTTTATATCTTCCAATGTCATCTCCCTAATCTGACTGGGAGTCCAGCCGTATTCGCTTGATAGCTTCTCCATAATTACGAGGGTTGACGGCTTTTTCTTTCCCTGTAATTCCCATTTTAAGCTTGTCCTATCAAGCGGTTTTAGTTTTTTGAAAGACTATCAACTGCCTGATAAAGCTTTTCTCCGTCAGCTCGTGATAGATTATTCTGCCATTCTCTTGTCCACTCCTTTGTTTCTTCTCCCTCCTTAATTGAAACAACGGCACATTCAAGAGCAACATACTTTGCCTCTAGCATTGAAGTTGTGTCAAAATCAAATCCGACATCTTCTGATTGCTTTGCATTTCCCTTAACCTTAGCACCAGACATAATAACTGATTGGATTTTCTCTGAATCCCCCCAAGTTAATTCATCTTTAATCTCGCACTTTGCTTTTGATAATTCTACTATCATTTGATTTTAATTACTTAATAATCTATGCACTTGGTACATTCACATAAGCAGAAGTTGTGTTTCGTAGTGTAACTGTACTTTGCTCTGTGTCTGTTTCGTTGTAGAACGCCTTGAAACTAACTTCTTCTGTAACAAGCTCGTCTGTTCCCCCATCTCTATTCCAATCGCTAAACTGTACTTTGTTAAATACAATCGTAATTGTAGGATAGTTTCCTGAACCCAAATCCTCTGTTCCAGTAATTGTGATTGACATGTACTTTGCGTCATCACCTAGATACAAGTCCTTATAAGTTTCGTCAACGAAGTTCAATGTAAATGAACCCTCAATGCTCATCTTTGCATTGTAAACATCATCTGGTGTGTATGCTCCAAATACATGGTCACGAATACCACCTTGGTCAAATGTAATATTTACATCTTTTAGTTTAAGAGCTGTTGCGCTACCTAGCCCAACCTCTGTGTCTGCAATTTTTGCAACAATATCTCTACCGATAAATTCATATTCGGTGTCATAGCTTGGAGTTTCTGTGTGGTCTGTACCAGATTTTCCAACAACACTAGCTGAAAATCTTACATAGTCATCAACTGACGCTGTAAGTTCTAGTGTATTTACCATACAACCTGCATATTTTATTTTTTGTGCATCGCCATCAATTCCAAAGAATGTTAATGACTGGTGTTGAATACCTTGCTCTAGTGTAAAAGCGTGGTCTTTAACTGACCCTGCAACAGTAGATGTATTAACTGCACCATAAATTGAAGCGAAAAGATAACCAATAGCGTCAACATGTGCTATTCCCTCTAAATCTCCCTCAATCCATTTCTTCACAACTCGTCTTTGTGTCATGTCCTCTAAACGACCCTGTGTAGTATCGTCTTGAACATGCTCTGCCTTTTCTACAATAGAAGCAGTAACTTTTTTGTTCCACTTATCTACTGATGATTCAGCTGTCCCACGAGTTGCTTCGGTTGAAATTCCAACCTCTATATCTCGTCCTAGTAATTCACTCATAATTTAATAATTTAACTAATAACTCGCAGTTTAACGACATACAGGTCGAACTCTTAATTTGTAAGAACCTTTACCGACAAATCAATCTCTGCCGTTACTTCAACTCCTCCCTCACCTTGAACGACTGACCATTGACCTGTTCCAACCTGACACCAACATCTGTGTCCATCTATTGTATTAAAATCCCAACCATCATCTAATGCCTCTAGAACAGCGTCTAGCGTATTCTTCATAGTGTCATTAAAGATTTGGTTAAGTGTTGTTCCTGCTACGCTACAAACTATCCATAGCTTATATCCATAAGTCTTAAAATTCTCTGTGCTTGTTTCAAACCTGTTATCAAATGAGCTAGGATAATAAATAGCACTTGGGTAGCTGTCTATCTTATTTGTTGGATAAGCATAAACGCTTTTAACTTTAGACACTCCGTCTAATATTGTTTGTATTTTTGTATTTATTGCTGGATAGATTGATGTACTCATAATTTTATTTTGCTAAGTCTTGTACTACTTCTTTTAAGAAGTTCCTGTAATAACCCTGAACTTTTGAATCTGCTTTGTTATATGCGAATGTTAACCAAGGTCGTGCTTTCATTTTTACTGTTCCCTCGTGAACGAATAATCCATAGTTAGCCTCTCCTCTTGGTGACTGGTCGAACATTATCTCCATACGGAACGGACTCTTGATTGCTGTGTCCCAGTTGTGAGAACGCTTCAATGCCCTAGTCGCCACTGGTACACCACCTCCTGAACTTCCTACTGCCCAAGGGTCATTGTCGATATACGCTCTGTAAGCTTGTTTTGACCTATTAAGTGCCACTCTAGCACTAGCCTCAACAGCTTGCGGATTCCTATTGATTGCTCTTTTAAGCTCCTCGAATCCTTTTAGTGTTACCTGTGTCATAGCTATTTAATATTATGAAGCGTGACTGTAAGTTGCAGATGTTGATTGCTCCCTACTGTCTTTTCCTCAACATCTTGAACATCGTAAGTTTTACTTCCAACTTCCAATCGGTCTGACCTTTCTATATCGGTATCAACTGGACACCAGATATAAAATAATTCTCCAAACTGGAACCCCTGTTGCTGTGCTAGTTCAGCTCTTACTTGCTGGATATGTCCATTAAATGAAACTTGCGAAACCATCGCAGAAGAATCATTAGCAAATACTAATCTCTTAACTGTAACTGCTGTGCTGTAAAAATGCTCAATGCTCATTATAGATTATATTTTTTACGCCTCGCTAAGATAGCTTTAGCCTCATCTAAGTCCTGAAAGCCCTGTCCATCTGCATAACTAACTGCATAATCCCCTATCTTTTCAGATTTTATCGCTCCACTATTCTCGCCCCTGTTCTGATAATACATACCAGAAGCGATAACTGTTGCGACAAATGTAATGTCTGCTGGAACTTCCTCTGAATAACCCCACTTAGCTGTAATCTTGTGATTAGCATGTCCAAGACTCCAATTTCTACTTCGTAGTAATAATTTTCGTATTGGCAATCCATTAGCCTCATTATTTACTGGCATTGTGTAGTAGCCATCTGCTCCACCTGCCTCAATAGTTGTGTGACTATCTCCCCAAGCGTTAGAACCTATTTCAACAGTCGTTATACTTACGCAATCGTCTATTGGGAGTTCTTGCCTGTCATTTCCGCTATAATATCTGACAGAAGCGGTATCGTCAGCCTTGAAAGACCGACCTGTAAAATTATCAACTACCTCCTGTGCCATCGTAATAAATTGGTCAGCGTCACCTACTGAAATAGTTTGATTAAGATACTCCTGTATTCTCGACTCGTTTGTATAATGTTTGTTATTCATAATTACTTAGTGTTAATTGCTTGTGGGTTGAACTGCCCTAAATTTATGGTCTTTACTAATTTATATTGACGACCATCAAGCTTGTCGTGAGTTACTACGACTTTGTTGGTCTTTTTGTTTTTGTAAATATATCTTTTGTTTCCGACCATAATCGAGAGCAGGGTTGCTCCTGCGCTCTCAATGGTTAAAACCATTACAAACTATGCACTAACAGATGCAGTTGTAAGTTTTGTTACCGCAGTTGGAACGATTGCGATATAACCAACCTGTGAAATCCATCGTACTGCCTCTCGGTCAGTAGTGATAAGATTAAGGTCAGCGTTATCAGCAACATTTCTAACTGAACCAGCATTGAATCGGTCAGATACAATACCTCCTCTGATTCCACGAATACAAGCTTTCTTCAAATCTCCGAATAGGATAAATGAAGTGTCGCCTGCTGTATCAGAAGCAGTTGGCATAGCCTCAACAAGAACGATTGGATAACCGTCAATGTTAGCTGGCTCGTTGCCTTGTGGTGCTTTATACAAGAAAGCTCCAGCTCCGTCAGAAGCTGAAACAGCATCTTCTCGTAGGTTTCGCAATACGCTTAGAACAGTTCTGTTCATGTAATATTTTGAATTTGGCAAAGCTCCTGATGGTGTAGAGTCCTGCATATCTCGCAAGTCCTCAACAGTCAATGAAGCAAATGTTGAACCAGACATAGTTACTTCGTTAACAGAAGCATTTTCCAATAGTCCTGTGAAAGAACCATAAGTAGATGTGCCATCTCCTTTGAAGAAAGCCTCATCTTCTGCTTGTGCAAATCCCTCTGCAACTCTTGAACCTAAGAAAGAGATGAAATCAATTTCTTGCTCTTGTAGCAATTCTCTAGTCAAAGTTACAATAGAAGCTAGTTTCTTCAATTCTAGTGAAGACTGTCCTAGAACAGCTTGTGTAGATTTGATTGAACCTGCCTCGTCAACCCAGTAAACAGTCACATCAGTTGCAAGACTATTAGCCTTGTAGCTAGATTGTGAAACAGTAACAGTTGTCATCTCTCTAGCTGACACTCCGTATTCTGTTACAAGATGTCGAATTTCTGCTGAAAGTTCGTCATTTGTCAAATAACCTGCATAAGGAGTTGCGTTTGAATCGGTAGTCATTTCCTTATACTTCGGTGAATAGTCACCTTGTACCAAAGACTTTACAGCCTCTCGCATAAGGTCAGATTTCACTTTTCGGTCATCAGCGACTTCCTTAGAATATACGCCAACTCCCTTAGCTCGTTTTTCTTCGTGTTCTTCAAGCAAAGCCTGAACATCATCACGAATAGCTCGTGCCTCTTTTGCAAAGATAGACTTGATACTCTTTTCAACTTCTTCTTGAACTTCTGCATCAACTTCTTCTTCGACTTCTTCCTTAACTTCGTCAGCAGGAGCTTCAACAACTTCTTCGTTGTCAATAGCTTCTTCTGCTGTTTTTAGTTTTTTACTCATAATTTTACTTATAAATTTATTTAATAAACTATTTAGCTTGGATAAGCTTACGAACCGCCTTATTTATCATTTGGCGTTTCTTGGCTCTGTCGGTTTTTGATTCCGAGATACAATCTTCTGATTGTTCTTTTTGATAAATCTCGCCAATGTTTTTAATAATATCCAAAGCTTCTTCAAACCTCTTAGCTCTGCGTGCCTCTTTTTGGCTGGCTACTTCTCCAAGAACCTTTATTGCTTTCAATTTCTTTTCTTCCAAAGTTTCCTCTGGTTTAACAGGAACTTCGTCATCTTCTGGTTCTTCTCCGTTTATATCGTCTATCTCCTCCTTAATAGCCTCTATTTCTTCCATTTCTGCCCCTTGTGGCTCTTTATCTTCGCTATCCTTATCATCTACCACCTCGTCATTTTCCTCCTCTGTATCGTCAATTTCTTCTATTTCATCTTCTGTCTTTGTCAATAAGTCAACATCAATACCTTTTGCTTTGGCTAGCGCCATAGCATTTGCTGGAACTGAAACTGCTGATATTTCCAACAGTTCTGACTTAGTAATATTTCCAGTCTTTTCACTAAACTCTAGTGGAATAAATCCGATTGAGAAAGCATTTAAGAATCCGTTTGCATACAAATCGTAGGCAACTTTAGCTTTTGGGTTTTCCATAACTGCAAACTTTACTCTACCCTCTAGCTTTCCTGACTTCGTGCTTAGCTTTTCAACCTTTCCTATTACATCATTAACATCTCCGTAGTTGTGGCTGTTAAGCAAAACAGGATTTTTCTTAAAGCTTTTTAAGTCAAAGTTCTGTTCTACTATTTCGCCATGTCTATCGGTATCTGCTGTTGAAAAGATAGCGTCAAGAGTTGCGGACTCCACATCTACTTTCTTGATTTCGATTCCTATATTTGTAAATTGTTTTTTATTCATAATAAATTTTAATAATAATTAAATTGCCTATATGACACATCTGCAATTTATCGTGTCAGAAGCAGAACCACTTGGGTCACTTGCGTATTGGAGTCCATTGGAAAATGGGTCGCCAACTGGTCGTACCTCTCCATCAAGAGAAGCGTGCCATTCACGAACATTTCCGTCACCTACTGTTACCCAGACCTTTGTCGGTAGTCCTGATTGCTTATAAGCTTCAAACGCTCCGTATTGTGTCACGGCATGCGTTTCGGTAGTTGCTATCGTATTAGCCCTGCCCTCACTAATCCCATCATAGGTGTTAGTTATTCTCTCTATTAGCTGATTTCTTGTTTCACCATCAGCAAAGCTTTCAGCAAACTCTTTGCTAAGTTTTTTGTAAGTAGTCTGATTGATTTGAGTTCCAAGAATTTCTGCCTTTTTATCTAGGTAGGAATTTATATCTCCTGTAACTGTGAAATCAAATGCAGAACCTGCCAAGTCCTTTGCGTCTTGTCCTGCCTCAATCAATAATTCTTCTAAGATTGGCAAAACACTTTCTTTCGCAAGCTTAACCTCTAAAGTCTGGTTAAACACTTCTGCAAGCAAGTCCTTTTTCTTAAACTGTTTTCAACCTCCTACACTATCAATAACCCTTTCCATTTGTTCATTGAAATATTTATCAACAACTTTCTTCATAACCTTTTCTCGCCTTGTTAATCTTTTGACAGCTAACTGCTCATACTTCCTGCGAGTAGGCTCGTCAGATAATGGGTGGACAAACTTTTTAGATTTGGCTTTAACTTCCTTAGTCGGCTCTACTGCCTCATTTGGCATAAGGTTAAAAGGTATTAGTAATTCATCTGCTCCCTTGATTGGGTCAAATCCCTGAATCTCTCTAGCTTCATTTGGAGTTAGATAATAGTTTTTAATTCCTGACTCAATTTTCTTTAGTGTAAGCTCCTCATCTTCTGGTGTTGGGTCAACATAGTCTAGGATATATCCCTCTGGTATTAGCTTTTCGTCTAGTACCGCAACTAAGTCATTTACAATCGGCTTAATGGTTTCGTCTAAGAAAACACGAACACTTTGCTGTGCGTTGTCATATTTAATATCTCCAACAGCTCCAAGAACAGTTTTAGGTACTCCAGTAAGAACGACAATATCTTCTAATGTAGATTTTTTAGTTTCTAGATATGAAAGCTCTGCTGGATTAAGTCCAACTCGTTCGTACTTAACATCTCCCCCCAAGAACAACGGCAACCCTGACTTCTTAGAA